CGGCCAAATCCCAACTTAATGGGCACCATTCGATCCAGATTGACAAGTGGTTCACTCTCGTGCGCGGCATCGCCTAGCAAACGGGGCGATTCGTCCGCACAAAGGGGGACAAAATCTGATTGAGAGGTGAGAGCACCACCGGATCTCCTGATGAGGAGGTTTGGGCCTGACTGGACCTTTCTTTTGTTATAAAAGTCTTTTATCATCCGCTCCATGCTGGCAATGCCAGATAGACCCATGTGAGCCTTAATTGACGGAACGGTGAACGGACTGGTAGAGCAGTGCATGGAAAAGTCAAAACCATGCACCTCACGGTCCGCGCGAGCCAATTCCTCCTTTCTTTTCTTCTCCCATGTGGAGGCGAGGACTACAAGTGTTACTTGATCCTCCACTGGTTTATTCGGCTTGAGCAGTTTCGCAAGTCCACGGTTGGACCTCTGCCCCTCATGCACACCCTTGATTCCCTTGCGTTTTGATTTATTATTGGCGTTACGCGATTTTGCCTCGAGGAAATCCTGGGACGTTCTGATGGCCCTAACCCGTTGCCGGATTGCCGCAGCCTCTTCCCACTTAGTAAGATCGTAGCCTTCGGGCTTGGCTACTACAGGGAACAGGTTGGTGTCGTCTGGTACCCTCGAAGAGGGACGGGATTCGAGAGCCCTTCGGATCACGGGATCTTTAATAAGAGCGCGTCTCCAACTATAGGCAATGTAACCTGCAATTTTCGTCTCGGCTTTAGCCAGTCGACTGGCATTAGCACGCACTAGGTACACAAAACCCTTCTTGGAACGCGACGCCTCTTTGGCGAAACCGATCACATCCTGGACCTCGGCCCCCATCCAAAGGGCCGACACATTCGTTTTTTGTTGAAGGGCGCAGTCTACGAAAACAGTCGAGTTAATCTCGGCTATTTCGTCGGAGGCCAGGGTCTTCTCAGGATTGGTCATTAGACCAACTTGTCCGCCATTTGCATAGATGGCCTCGGCTAACCCCCCACTGCTGACGTCCTTCGTAAGCAAATCATCACCGTTAATTAAGCACGGGTGGCTACGCCACTCTTTCACGGTGATGGCCCTTCTCAAAAGCAGGGAGCTGAGGGAGAGGTCAACTACGGTCTTGTTGATTAGGCACAGGAGCGGAAAGCTCATGGGAGAACCCATGGGCTGGCCAGTACTGGCCGCGGTGCTTCTTACGTCATCGCCGACGAAGATTTTTAAATTAGCCACCACATCCAAACACCTGATCTCATCCACCGTCAACCCCTCAGCTCTGTCTTTCAAGATTTCGACCGCCCTCCGTACGTACGCGGTCTTAATATTGTCGGTCGCCCCGATATAATCGAAGGACAACCACTGCTTTCCCTGGGCCACTTGGTCCAGGTGGAGGAGCCTCTCACGGGTCGGGCTACCCACAAGAAGCCATCCCTTCCTTCGAATCGAGCCGTAAAGTGCACGGTGCAGAGGTGTGAGCACCTCAACATTGTAACCTGAGTACAGGTTCACAATGCGTCCTTTTCCGGAGGACATCACCATGACGGCAGAGCA